AGCAGCAGCAGACACAACTGACAACGCAGGACTTATTCCTACTCGTCAATTAACTGAAGTTATCAATCCATTAAGCAATGCAGATAGACCGTTTATCGATAGCATTTCTTCAGGTGCATTACCTGATGCTGGAATGACATTTGAAATTCCTAAATTAACTCAAGCACCAACAGTTGCAGAGACAGCCGAAGGCGCAGCACCATCAGATACAGATCAAAACGTATCTTTCTTATCAGTAAGTGTTAAGAAATATGCGGGGCAACAAACATTTAGTGTTGAGTTGCTTGACCGATCAAGCCCCGCTTTCTTCTCGGAGTTGGTAAGGCAGATGGAATTTGGCTATGCTAAAGCAACAGATGCAGCAGTTGGAAACGTAATTGCTCAGGTTGCAACAGACGGCGGAAACCGCACAATGTCAGCAGCAAATATCCAAGACTTTATTTCAGATGCAGCAGTATCTATTTACTCAGGAACTTTGGGCTTTGCTCAAAATATCGTAGTATCACCTGAGCAATGGGGTGCGTTAATGGGATTAGTTGACGGTTCAAACCGTGCAGTATTTACACAAACAATCAATCCACAAAACGCTTCAGGAAATCTAACACCAACAAACGTTCGCGGTAACATTGGTGGATTAAACCTACGCGTATCTCGTTACCTATCAGGAACAGGCGACGCATCAATGATCGTTCTAAACCCTGACTCATTTACATGGTACGAGTCAAGCAAGTACCGCCTAGAGACCAACTTGATCTCAACAGGTCAAATTCAAGTTGCTTACTATGGCTATGGCGCAATCGCTAACAAGGTTGCTGCTGGTGCTTACAAGTGGATGGTTGCATAAACTTTCCTTTATAGGAATCAAGCGTAAAGGGGCGCAGGAAGCCTTCGCCCCTTTACTTTAAGAAAGGACAATAACTTGGCGGCTACATACGTTACGAAAGCCGAACTTCGCACACTACTTGGGATTGGGAGTTTATATTCTGACTCAGTAGTTGAGGAAGTGGCGCAGGCTGCCGAAAACATTGTCAAAGGTTATTTGTGGTTTAATGATTACAATATAGTTGCTCAAGAAATTACTTCTACAACTTCAGCAACAGTTTATACAGATATCAAACATAATGTATTAGTAGGAGAAACAGTTGTTATTGAAAATTGCGGTGCTAAATATAACGGTTCAAAAACAATTACTGCGGTTACAGATTATTCAATGACTTATGCAATAAATAACGGAACAGTAGAATTAAAACACATTGTAAGACCTTATGGAACTGCATCTGCAACTACTCATGTTGATTATGCAACTGTTCCCGAAGTTAGGCAAAGTGCAGCAATGATAGCCGTGGACATTTGGCAAGCAAGACAAGCCAGTAATGCTGGCGGTATTTCACCTGACTTTCAGCCTTCACCTTATCGCATGGGCAATACTTTGCTCGCTAGAGTTCGTGGGTTACTTGCGAATCATTTAGCCCCTAACGGCTTGGTTGGCTGATGCCGGTTGCCGTTACAACCCTCAGGTCAACCCTTGCGACGGCGTTAGAGAACGCTGGGGTGTGGCAGGTCTTTGCCTTTCCACCTGCTACACCCATTGCAAATTCAGTAATTGTGCAACCTGATGACCCATACATTGAGCCGTCAAACAATGTTTATACTGTTGCACCTAAAGCAAATTTTAAAATAGTAATGATCGTGCCAATGTTAGATAATCAAGGCAATCTAATCGGCATTGAAGATATGGCTGTTGGTGTATTTAATAAGTTAGCAGCATCAACTACTTTAAGCGTTATTGTCAACAATATCTCAGCACCAACGGTTTTATCAGGCGTTGCTGGCGAAATGTTGACAAGTGACATGTCCGTCTCAATCATGACAAGTTGGAGTTAAACAATGAGTGAAATTATAGATGTTCCTTCAGAGGACAAGGCTTGGCTTGAAAAAGTCGGGCAAATAACAAAAACAGAGAAGCCAAAACCAGTCTCAAAGAAAGATGAGGAATAACCAATGGCTGTATTTCTAAATAACAAGGTCGGCGTAAAGGTTAATTCCGTTGACCTTTCTGACCATGTGACCGCCGTCACATTGAACCGTTCATTTGATGAACTTGAAGTTACCGCAATGGGTGATACAGGTCATAAATTCGTAAAGGGCTTGGAAGCATCAAGCGTAACAATCTCTTTCCTAAATGACACCGCTTCAGCAAATGTTCTAGCAACCCTTCAGGCTGCATGGGGCACTTCAGTAACCGTAGTTCTTTTGCAAGAAAAAGGAACTGCTGTTGGTGCAACAAACCCACTTTATACAATGACTTGCTTAGTAAATAACACCACCGACATTAACGGTGCTGTTGGTGATTTAGGCACTCAGGATGTAACATGGACTATCAACGGTGCAGTTACCGTTGCTACAACAGGTACTTTCTAAGGGGTATAAATGATTAAGTTAAGAGTGTCCAAGGCTTCAGGGGAAGTTGCAGAATATGAAATTTCCCCTGCACTCGAATACGCTTTCGAGCAGAATTTTAAAACTGGATTTCATAAGAGATTTAGAGATGAAGAAAGACAGTCAGACGTCTATTGGCTTTCATGGGAAGCCGAGCGTCGGGCTGGAGTAACAGTTGCACCATTTGGAGACAAGTATTTAGAAACTCTAACAAAAGTAGAGATTTTGGATGCTGACTCCCCAAATGGGTAACGCGGTATGACCTCACTTATTTAATTGCATCACTAGCAGTTGAGACAGGCATACCGCATAGCGAATTTATTAACATGGATAGATCAATGTTTTTAGCGACATTGGCTTATTTAAAGGATAGATCAAAAAAGGTGGAAAATGCCAGTAGAGGTAAAAGGTATCGTTGAGGCTCAAAAAGCCTTAAAGAAGTTTGCGCCTGACCTTTACAAAGAGATGAACAAAGAGATACGCGCTGCAATGCGTGTAGTTGTAGATGATGCTCGCAGTAAAGTACCTAATCAAATTGATGGTTTAAGTGGCTGGCAAGATCAAGGTAAAGAGGTTGTATCTCGTACTGCTGGTAAAGTAAGAGGCTTTCCTAAATACAACCCAGATATTATTCGTAAAGGTTTAACTTATTCTTTAGGGCGATCACGCCGTAATTACTCAGGCTTTGTTAATACTTATAGGTTATTAAATAGGTCTGCTGCTGGTGCTATTTATGAAACAGCAGGAAGAAAGAACCCTCAAGGCAGAACGCCTATTGCAAGTGTTAACCAACAAGGATTTGAGTATCTGCAAGGCTATGAGGGAACATATAAATACAAAGACAAGATTAGAAAAAGGGCAACAAGAAACTATAACAGCAATAACCCTTTTGCTGGTTATCAGTTTGTTACTGCAATCAATGATGAGGCGAAGTTAGAAAGTATTGGCAGAGGTCGTAAGAACCAAGGTCGCTTGCTTTTTGCTGCGTTTGCTAAAGATCAAGGTAAAGTAACTAAGGCAACTTTTAAGGCTATTGAAACTGCCACCACTAAATTTAATTCAAGTCTAAAGCGTAGAATAGGACTAGCAGCATGAGTGCAACTGGTATTGAAATCCCTATTGTCAGTACCTATAAAGACAAGGGCGTTAAGGCAGCAAGTAAGTCATTAGGTGTATTAACTAAGTCAGCCAAGGCATTGGGTCTTGCTTTAGGTGCATATCAAACATTAAGATTTAGCAAGAACGCAATCAGGGCTTTTGGTGAAGATCAAAAGGCTGCTGCTGCATTATCTAAAACATTACAAAACTTAGGTCAATCTTATGCAGTAATCAGTACTGCTGGATTTATAACTAATTTACAGAACACTACTGGCGTTCTAGATGACCAACTTAGACCAGCCTTTACTTCATTAGTCAACGCAACTTTAGATGCTAAAAAAGCACAAACATTATTATCAGTTGCATTAGATACTTCAGCAGGAACAGGTAAAGATTTAGCCTCAGTTACAGCCGCATTAAGCAAGGCAGCCCTTGGGCAAAATACTGCATTACTTCGCTTAGGGGTTGGATTAACCTCGACTGAAGCCAAGACAATGGATTTAGATGATATTGTTGAATTTTTATCCAAGCGCTTTGATGGGCAGGCAGCATTAGCGGCTGACTCTTTTGCTGGCAAGATGGATATTCTGAAGGCTAAAACTGAGGATGCTAAAGAGATGATTGGCGGCGCTTTAGTTGGCGCACTTGATGATGCTTTTGGTAACCCTGAGAAATACGGTAGCGGCATTGATTCATTAGCGGACAAAATTTCAGGACTAATTTCTAATTTTGGAGATTTTATTAAAATCACCAAAACTGGATTACAGAACCTTAATCTAAGCCCCAAATCTCCGCTATTCCAATACAAACTAAACTTTGATAAGCCTTTTGACCCAATGGCTATGAAGTTTGATTATACAGCCTTACAAAAGGAAGAAAAGAAATTACAGGCAGATGCCAAGAAATTAGCCCAACAAAGGGCTGCCGCTATTGCTAAGGAAAAAGCATTAGTAGCAGAGCGTAAAAAGATTGAGGCAGACCGAAAGAAATTAGAACAAATTTCTAGCCTATTTGATCTTGAACAAATTCAAATTTATGCGGCATTACAAAATGAAATTACAGATCAAGAAAAACTACGCCTATCTTTACAGTTGGCTTTAATTCAAGAAAATGCTACTGAGGCTTCTAAGTTGGCAACTCAATTAGTTATTTCTCAATTACAGACCACTAACCTTGCTCAGGCTATTGCTAAATTACCTAAAGCCCTTTATCCATTTGATGGCTGGTCTAAGGATATTGATTTGTTAATACAACAGATTTTATTGATGATGAAACTGTTATCTCAAATGCCTAAAACACCTTCAGCAGTAGGAACTGGTAATTACTACAATGACATTGCCTCAAGCCTAGTAGGTACTGCTGGTTATGCTGGTATGGGAGTTGCCGAAATTGCTCAAGAAAGATACAGAGAAAGCGGCGGTAGATTTGGTGCGCCACCATCTACCTCAACTACTATTATCAATGTTAATGGTGCTACTCAAGGATTATTAACAGAATTAAGAAATGGCTTTATTAATGATTCAGCCTCTGGTTCATTTTCTACTATAAACCCATTTAGATAATATGACATTACCAATATTAGATGTAAGCCTGAACTTTAGTTCTGGTGCTACTTTTGGTAACCCTTTTACTTTAGATGACCCCGTAAATGGTGTTTTGGGTACTGGATTTTTGGCTGATTCTTCAGCGCCTAATTTAGTAATCAATTTAACAGATGTAGCCCGAAGCATAAGCATTAGGCGTGGCAGAAACATACCTAGAGACACTTACGAGGCAGGAACTTGTACCGTTAGGATTTACGATCAAAACGGAAGATTCAACCCTCAAAATACAAATTCTGATTTATATGGCTACTTAACACCATTGAGAAAACTTAGAATATCTGCCAGTTACGCAGGAACTACTTATTATTTATTTAGTGGTTACACTACTGATTATGTTTATACTTATGATAAGGCGGAAAATATATCTTATGTAGATATTAATGCTTCAGATGCTTTTAGATTATTACAAATGGCTGCCATTACTTCAGTTACTGGACAGGCAGCAGGTCAAGATACGGGAACTAGAATTGATAAAATTCTTGATACCGTAGATTTTCCAATAACAATGAGGTCAATAGATACAGGTGATTCTTTAACTCAGGCTGACCCTGCTACCTCAAGAACTGCATTAGCAGCCTTAAAAAATGTGGAAACTTCAGAGCAAGGGGCTTTCTTTATTAACCCTGAAGGTAACGCAGTATTCAAAAACCGTAGCAATACTATTTCAAGCGCTGGCGGTACACCGATAGAATTTAATCAAACAGGTGATATACCTTATACAAATCTTGTTTTCGCTTTTGATGACAAACTTATTGTCAATAAATCTACTGTTACTCGCATTGGCGGTACAGGTCAGACTTATACAGATGTAGATTCTGTTGCCGAATACTTCCCGCATGTGGTTAATTTTAGTGATTTAGTTATTGATACAGACGCTGAGGCTTTAAATATAGCCTCTGTTTATGTTGCAACTAGAGCAGATACTACAATCAGAATAGATCAAATGGCTGTCGATCTTTATGACCCATTAGTGCCTAATGGCACAATGCTTGATTTAGACTATTTTGACAATGTTCTTATTTCAAATATTCAGCCAGATGGGTCAACCATTACTAAAAACTTACAAATTCAAGGCGTAAATTGGGAAATTACACCCAATATCTTTAGGGCTGTTTATACCACTTTAGAGCCTATTACAGATGGGTTCATTTTAGGCAACAGTACTTATGGAGTAATTGGCGAGGATATTCTCACATATTGAGATATAATTAGACACTAAGGGAGAACAAACTATGGCAGCAGGATTAGGTTTTAAGACATTTAATACAGGTGATATTTTGAGCGCCTCAGATGTCAATGGTTATTTGATGCAGGGCGTTTTAGTTTTTACAGATTCAACTGCCAGAGATGCAGCAATCACTTCACCTCAAGAAGGTCAATTTGCTTTTACTAAAAACAATGATTCTCTCTGGTATTACAACGGTTCTTCATGGGTTGCCTCAGGTGCAACTGGTGACATTGAAGGCGTAACTGCTGGCGTAGGAATTAGCGGTGGCGGTACTTCAGGAACTGTAACTATAACAAACTCTATGGCAACTGCTATTGACGCCAAGGGTGATTTGGTTGTTGGAACTGGTGCAGATACTTTCTCTAAACTCACCGTTGGCGCAAACGGAACAACACTCGTAGCGGATAGTGCGGAAGCAACAGGGCTTAAATGGGCAACACCAGCAGGCGGTGGAAAATTTCTATCTATCTCCGAAACTACTTACAGCACACAAACTACTATTGCATCAACTACATTTACTGATACTGGTTTAACTGCATCAATTACTCCATCATCTGCAACATCAAAAGTATGGGTGATTTGCCAACAATATAGCACTACAAATAGAGCATCCAGCACTAATAATGGTTCTTGGAGATTATTCAGAGATTCTACTGTTATCAATACTATTGACGAATTTAATTCATCAAGTTTTGCTGGTGTAACAAACTTTGTAAATCAAGAAGTGGTTACTGTTATGTATTTAGATTCACCAGCGACTACTTCATCTGTTACATACAAAACACAGGGTAAAGCAGGTACTACCTTAAATAGCGGAAGCGTTATTTACCAAGAAGGTGGCGGTAATAATTTTAGTAAAATGTGGTTAATTGAGATTGGGGCATAATATGGCAAAATCCTATGAAGTGTTAGGTATGTTAATTCCTAATGGTGGCTATGTTCAAAGAGGCGAAACTTTTGAAGGTATTGAATTTATTGATTGTGAGCCAATTACAAAAAAAGAATATGAAGATGGATTTGCAAAATTTGATGCCTGGAAAGCAGCACAAGATGCAACCCAAGCCCAAGCCAAGGCAACAGCCGAAGGCAAACTAGCAGCATTAGGTTTAACTACTGATGACCTTCGGGCTTTAGGTTTATA